GAGCATGACCAACAGACCAGACTTTTCTACATGGAGCCAGGCTAACTTGGCCAAGTTTGCCGAAGAAGCCTACGCCAAACTGTGCGAACAGGACGACCGCATACAGCAGTTGCAATGCGATCTAAAGACCGCCATTGAGGCGTATCGCGCCTTAACTAAGGAATAGTGCCCGTTCGTCAATCCGACGCGTCTGGAGGCCTTTTAAGACCTTGCCGCCAGCCATGCAGTACTTCAGCAATTCCTCGGCAGCGCCCTCCATGTCACCACGTAGCACCTTTTGCCGCATGGTTGACCTCTGGAGTGTGCCAAGCCCTACATTGAATGAAAATGAAACCAGTGCGTCAAACTGTCCTTGAGTAAGAGGCACAGGACAATAAGTAGCCACGCCTTTCTCAAAGCGAGCAAGATCGGCCCTAAGTATTGCATCGACTTCCTCCATTGAATGCTTACGCATGGCCTCTGGCGGGGGCACAAAGGCGTCGCGTTGGTCTATCTTGAGCTTACCCTGCTCTGGGAACATGACGTGCCCCACGCCCACAGTCCACAGCTTTGCAGGGCATTTGTAGGGATTCTGCCTCACGCCCTCGTGATGGCGAATCATGTGTAAACACTTGGCTGAGATGTTCATTTGCCAAACGCTCTGCCGCCGAAGTGGAACGCAATGATGCTGGCAAACAACGCTTGGGTGTCAGAGTCCCACAGCATCTCGGCCAACTCAGTAAACGACACGCCGCTGTTCCAGCCGTAAGCAAACAGGCCCACGTCAACGAAAACTAGCAAAAAGAAGAAACCGTAAGTGATCACGGGGCGCACGCTGGCGCGCAGATTCTTCATCCACTCGCTAGTGCCTTCGTTAAGCGCGGTGTCGTGGGCGTAGACGGCTTGCATCTCAGCCTGCTGCGCGCCGATCAAAGCCTGCTTGGTGCTGGCCGCGCTCTCTGTTTCCAACTGCTCTGACTTGATGTGTTCAATACGCTCTTGCGCCTCGAAGCCTGCTTTACGCAGTTCTAGTTCGCGGGTGATCTGCATTTGCGCCAGCGCCAACTCGTGCTTCTTATCCGAACGGTCTTGAAAGAAGTCCAAGAGTTTGGGCAAGCCGCCCATTAAAAAACTGACAAGGGTAGAAAGTAAGGTTAGCATTTAAAGTCCAATCATTCCAAGAAGTTTATTTACAATTTTTCCTGCAAGCTCGTCAGGCAGATACTGGAGCAGGCCAAGCACCCACCACGCCACGCACAGCCTGACAAAGACTTTGAGGAATAGGTCAAACTGTTTCTGGTACTCATTCACCGACCACACCTTGTCTTGGCACAGAAATCCTGTATCTCAGCAATGCCCCAGCCAATTGCGCCTAAGAGCATCACGATCACGACAGTACCAACTGCCCACGCCATTTGCTCTTGTTCGTCTTCTTTTTGTTTCTTTTCTGCCGCTTTCAACGCCGCCATTTCCTTGGCGTCGTCTCTGTCCATCTCAGCTTGTCGAGCCTTGGTCGCATTCCACACGTCTATGCGGCCAGCCTGCATGAACAGCATTTTTAACTGTTCTTCAAACCGCTTTGCCTCATCCAAAGCCATCTCGATCTGCAGCGCCGCGCCAAGGTTGGACTTACCACCTGTACGCTTGGCTTGAAGCATCGCCTTGGTGGCGGTGCTTTTGGCATCAAACATCTTGGCGATGGATGGAGCTAACCCCGCCAGATCACTTGCGACTTTGCTTGCCTTCTTGACTACACTAATCGCGCTTTGTAGTCCTTCGAGCGCGGTGATGGGGTCGATGATCATTTGTCAACTTTAGAATCCAGTTTATCAAATATCTTGCCAAGCATGTCTTTAACGTCGCGCATGTCGGCGCGGTAATCATCGCGTGTGACGTAGTTCAAAGGCATGGCCCGCACGTCCGTGTCGAGGCGCTCTAGTGATCGGTAGATGTTGTTCAACACCCAGCCACCTAAGAACCCCGCCAGACTGACTGCGATGTTGAATAAAACTTGGGTGTCCATTATTTGTTTGCCATGCCGGTTAGGTCAATCTTGACTGCTCTTTCAGCCAAAGCATTTTGAATCTCTTGTTCCGGCGCCAACATGTTGCGCTGGAAAGCACGCGTCTTGGGGCCTTGACCGCCACGCTTGACTGGGCGTGAACCCAAAGCGTCTTGCAGTTGTTCTGCCAAGTCCAGCATCTGTTCGCGCTTCACTAGCGCTGCCTGACGTGCGCGGTCATTCGCCGCACGGGCGGCAATGTCTTCAAACGCTTTTGCTTTTTCACGTGCTTTAACAAGCAATTCCTCTGAAATTTTTACGTCGGTCATACGACGCACAATTTCTTGATCAGACAACTTGGCGTATTCAGGCGCGGCTTCAGCCAAATTAGCTTTGGCTTTGTTCCAAGCAATCTTTTCTTCAGCCGTCATTGCAAACGCTTGGCCTTCACGGCCAAAAGTTGTTTCACCTCCGCGTTTTGTAATCCGCGTATAGGGTTGCGCGCCAGTCTTAGGTGAGATAGTTTGTGTCTTGTACGCGGTGCCGGTAGTTTCAGGAAGTACTTGGCCAGCCATTTTGGCAACAGCAGACTCTAGTGCAGACGGCGCGCCAACAACACCACCAGCGCCAGCAACCGGCGCAGGAACCAAATTACCAGCTGAATCAAATACAAATTCAACACCGCCTCGGGTTGGCTGACGCGCGGCGGCTTCTGCAGCAGCGGCTTGTTGCTCGGCTGCCGTACCTTGGCGCATAGACAAATCGCGTTCGCGTTGCCGCATAATATCAAACGCGCCTGGCTGGCCTTGAACTGGCGCGTTGGGGTCATAGCCCAACATGTTGCGCGGCGCTTCGGGCGTACCTGGAACAACGCGGCCACCATACTGATTGGGCTGAATTACAAAGTTTGGTTGGTATGGGCCTTCACCTGGGCCAAGCACCTCCACAGGCGCTTCATACGGAACGATTGCGCGGTTCTGTGGAATTGGTTGCATCGACGCGGCCAACTGATTAACTGGAATACGCATATCGCGCAAGTTAAGACCTGCTTGATAGCCTGGCGAAGCCATGCGTCTTGCCGCTGCCGCGCCTGCAAGTTCACCCGCACCGCCGCCCAATAAACCGCCAACAATAGAGCCAGTCAAACCAAAGTTTGAACCAATTAACGCACCGCCGCCGCCAGCCAAACCTGATCGGCTAAGACGGGGCAGTTCATAAAACTTAGACGCGGCGCCCTTGCTAAACACTTCAGGAAAGTTACCGGCAATCCTACCTAGCGAAGCAATATCGCCACTCAAGCCGTTGTCTTTTGAAGTGATGCGCGCCAGTTTTGACACATCCACCATGCCAGTGTTGAAATCGGTAGCGCCTTCATAAGCGTATGTGCGCGCCATCTTTTGACGTGCGTCACGATACTCGCCTAACAACTTTGGATTGAAAATGCTGTTGTCAATCATTGACTCCAACTCAGTTGCAATCTTCAAGTTGGTGTCAGCGATGTCTAGCGCTTCAGTAGTAGCGGCCTTGTTGTTGTATGTTTTGCGCGCGCGCTCCCGCAAGACGCTGATGTTTTTTAGCAACGCTTCGCCAGTCAAACCAGTTTGTGTTTTGGCAATTGCGTCATCAACAATCTTACTAATTGCTGGCGCATATTCTTTGGCACCGATAACGTCCAAATCTGTACGAATACCTTCTAAGCGTTGGATCATTGCATCATCAGCTTGCTGAATGGGCAACTTTTTAATCTGCTCGTAAGGTGCGGCTACTTGGGCGCGCGCTTGGTCAAACGCAGCGCGGCCATTTAATTGTGTAGTTGGGGGCAAACCCATTTCATTTTTTGCAATTTCAGCAACGCGGGGGCGATTAACTTCGGCCAATGCTTCAGGGCCGCGTGGCCCTGCAATGGCTGAGTAAGCCCTAGTCGATACGGATGGCTCAATATCTGCTGGGTTAATTGCAATCTTTAAGCGCTGCGCTTCTGCCGCCGCGTCAATTTGTGGGCCTCTGGCGTAGTCTTCAGCAGACATGCGCTCACGCCGCGCTTGAATTTGCTTTTCAAACGGCATCTTGGCGGCAACAGTAACATTCTCAGCAACTTGTTTGCCTGCTTTTACGGCCTCGCGTGCGACAACTGGCGCAACTTTAGGCGCGGCAACTGTTGCCGTGCCAATTATGTTCTCAACGTCAGACGCTGGTATGCCAGTTCTTTCAGAGATCCACTTAGCACCTTTTTGAAAGTTCTGGCCAATGAAGTCTATTATCTGACGGCCAGCTTCTTGCTGGTACTCAGGCGTTTCAGTAACACCAAAAGTCTTGCCAAACGGCTTTTCAAGTCCACTGACCAACGATTGTGTGCGTGCAGTGGCTTCTTCAGGTGTGCGGCCTACACGCAAGAATGGATATGCAACTTGTTGCACAACCGCGGGGATAACGCCGCCCACAGTAACGTCAGCCAACGACGCGGCTGAACGACCCAACTGAGTCACGGCGCTTGGCGCTTGACGTGCGGTAGGAATGCCTGACGGCGCGGGCGTGGCTGCGGCGGGTTTCCATGTAGACGCAGCAAATGCAATAGCATCCTGTTCGGTCGCGCCCGCAGGTGCGTCTACTGGGATGATTGAGCCATCGGGCGCAGTGACGTTAAAGCGAGGCATATTATTTTCCGATGCTAAAGCCTGGGAACTGTGGGTTTGTGACCACATTAGCTGCGGGCGCTACTGGGCGTTGGCCAGGTATCTGGCTTGCAGCGGATGCGGAAATGGCATACTTTTTAAGACTTGGGCGGTCAAACAAAGACTTACCACCTTCGCCAGCAAACCAAGCATCTTCGGCGCCATTAAAACTGCCCTTTCCAGGCCCTTTTTTCCATTCGGTGTAGAAGTTGCGCTGCTCAATGTCGCGGCGCAGTTGTTCTCTCGCAAGGTCCAAAATAAATCGGTTGGCATCTTTGGTCTTGCCCAACTCTGCACCAATTTGTTCAATACGACGCGCGTCTGATTCAGTCTGCGGGCCTTTCTGTTCAAGCTGCTTTTGCAGCACAGCGCCGATAGCGTTAGATTGAAAAGTTTGCGTGTCAGTAGCAAACTTTTCCGCGTCTTTAACACCCAGAGCACCAAGCACTCGAGCGCCCGCCGCTTTGGCGTCAGTGCCAAAGCCTGTGTCAAGACCTTTGTTTAGGGTTGCCAAGTTAGCCTCAATCGACGGCAGTGTCCTAGCCGCCACAGACGCTTGTTTGGAAATAGCGTCAAACTGGCCAACCAACAACTTACCAAACTCAGCAGACTCGGCTTTTTCCCCTACATTGGTGATGCTCACGCCCGGTGGACGGCTAGCGGCTCTAAGCCGCATTTGTTGCGCTTCTTCTTCTGGCGTCAGCAAACGTTCTGGTCGTTGGGCGTCACGGAATGCAGCGAAACCAGCTTGCGTAATTGGATAGCCCAACGCTTGCATGGTTTTAATGTCTGCTGGGGTCGCTGTTGCCGCGCGGTCAATTTGCTTGAGCAACAACGCAGCTTCAGCTTTTGCGCCAGGTGTGTCAAGGTTAGCCACACGGCGATACCTTGCTTCCAGTGCCGCAATATCTGGCTGACCAACCATTGCATTGACAGGCGCTACTGGAGCAGCAGGCGCGGCGGCGGGGGCTAGCGCATTAACTGGTGCTGCGACAGGTGCGGCTAACGCATTGACAGGCAAAGCAGCACGCCGCGCCGCAGTATCAGCGGCAAACGAACCGGCTTCTGGCGCAGGCGCAGGCATGCCCGTAGGAGCGGCGCCTGGCGCAAACTCTTTTTGGTAGTTTGTAAATGCAAGCTGATCCGCCAATTTTTGACGAATAGCCATGCCTTGTGTCAAAAACTCAGGCTTGCCCGATCTAATCATTTCATCAGCAGCCGCGGCTAAATCAGGTGGGCCACCTTTGGCAACAATAGCGGCTTGAATTTTATCTAGCGCGTCGCGGTCGCGGCGCAATGCTTCCATCTGCATGTCGGCCATTTCGGCTTGACGTTGACCGCCTTGAATCTGTTGAATTTGAGCGTACTCAGCCAACGCATTCCGAGGCGTGAACTCAGGCATGCGAAATGACATTGCAATGTTTGGGTTAGTGAGTGCCATGTTTAATAGTCCCCTTCACCAAATGTACCACTACCGCTACCACCAAAATTAGTAGTCGGGCCGCCATAAAAAGAGTTGCGATTTCGTAACGCTTGTTGCAGCAAAGAATTTTGTGCTAGGTTTTGGTTGTAGTTTAAATATTGACCCAAACCACCAGTCAAAGCATTGGCTGCGCCCATGTAGCCCGACGCCGCTGCTTGGCCAGCAGCACCTATAGCGTTGCCTACGTTAGCTGCATTGGCCGCGCCAAATTGACCCGTTAAGTTAGCCGAAGTTTGACCAATGCCTGCCAATCCTGCTTGACGGTTGTACAACTGGTTCTCACGCGCTACCTCTGTACCGTAGCCCGTATATGCACGGTTGTAAGCGTTTTGAAATTCTTGTGACCCCATTTCTTGACCAAAGCGCTGCGCGGCCTTTAAAGCGCTGCCGGAGATCAACCCCCCACGGGCGGCTGCTTGACGGTCAAGCGCTTTTTGGCCTTCTGCCAAACGGAAAGCATAGCCTGGGTCAGCTTGGTAATCGCCTGCACCAAACTTAAACGCGCCAGGTACGTTGCCAGCGGTGCGTTGCATTTCAGCTAATGCGTTATAACCAGCCTCACGGTAAGGCGCTTGATCCGCGCGAGTTTGTTCGTACTGTTGTTGCTGAAGTTCAGCGGCGCGATCTGCGGCAGAAACTTGTACATCTGCTGCCTTTTTTGCTGAACGAGCGCCAAGTAAAGAACTACCCAAAATTGCGGCGGGTAACATCCATAAAGCCATATTGTTCTCCTTAAGTCACTTCGCGTCCAGAGACACGGATGTTGATTGCGCTGGCTGTGCCTGCAATTGTACTGATAAAGTCGCCAACGCCAAGCACTTGGCCAACCAGTTCAGGGAACGTATAGACTTCAGACGCTTGCAAAGTCTTAGTCTTGGTAATCAAGTTGGTGTTGCCAGCCGAGCCAGCAGACGTCACCAAGTTCACGCTGATGGTGGCGGCAGACGCGCTGATATTAGTTGCGGTGAACTTGTCGATGATGGCCGTAACGCCAGTCGCTGTGTACTGGGTTGTTTGAGCGTTTTCGGCAAATTTAGCCGGTACGAGGACTTTGACGGTGACTGTCATGGTTTACTCCAATAAGAGGCAATTGTTAGCGGCTTGTTGCATGATGACCCAATTAGTGCCGTCAGACACCATTGTCGCCCAATTTCCTACAACTGCCAAGAGGATTGCTGTGCCAGCGACTGTGCCGTCAATCAACACAACATTGCTAGATGCAGACACCAAGGTCTGAGCCTGCAAATTCTTAAAAGTAAGTTCTCGGCCCGTCCATGCGCTTGCTGTGGGCAGAGTTACCGTACAAGTCGAGCCTGACTTGTTGTTAATAATCCAAGTCTCATTGTCAGCTACCGTAAAGTCAGCGGTCTTGGTGACTGGCGCTGACGATGCGGCGTTAATGGCGGCAGTAATAGCTGCGGTGTCAACAATCGGTTGCACTTGCAGAGCTTCGATCTGCTTTTGCATCTCGGCCACTTGGGACTCTAAGGCAGAGCAGCAGTCAGTCAATACGTCAGGAACTGGTAAGGTGACTACTGGCGGCAGGGTCTGCAACTCTTGATTGACCAAAAGCAAAGCCGCATCGTAAGACGCGAGCAGGGATATGGAATCAGTAGCCAGATCAACATCTTCAACCACGGAAGTCGCAATATCATTCAACGACAGAAAGAACAAATACCAAGCGCGGTCAATCAGACCCGTGCGAGGGTCGATCAGCGGCACCCGTGGCGGCGTGATCGGCGTTGGCGTAGCGTTAGGGCTAGGCATTCGTTGGACTCAGAATAAGTTCTGCGCCCATGATTGCAATCTTCACAGGGTCAGTGCCAGACACTTCATAAACACGGTCACGCAACTTAGTTGTCATGCCAAGCCTGCGCCACAGCACGCGCTTATAGTACTCGCCGATCTTGCCCATGGACTTCCAATGCTCGTTTGACCATGTGTGACCGCCATCGTCTGAGAAGCGCAGCATGACTTGAGGGTCACTGCCTTGACCAAGGTTCAGGCCAACGCCAGATTCGCAATCAAGTTGCAATGTGTGCTGGGCCGTGCGGCGCAGATTGTTTGTGCCAGTTGGCAATGCACGCCATGTGCGTAGCCACTTCTGGATGCCGCCGTTGTCGCTGAAGTCATCCAGATCAAAGGCGTAAATGTTGCCGTTTTCAAAGTCGCCAATGACAACTTTGTTGTTGAACGCCATTTGGCAGTTGCCACGGTGGCGTGTAAAGTTGCCGTCAGTAAACCCTGCACGCTCATGCCAGGCTTGTGTGGCCGCATCATAGACCCAAGTGGTGTTAGCACTAGGGAAAACCAGTACATAAAAGCTGTGGCCGTCTTGCTGATATGTGTACGCAATAGCGTCCGATATATCATCGTATTGTTGGATTTGCCACTCAACAGCGTGTGTGGAAATGCGAATGCCGGTGTAACCGTTGGCGCGGTAGACAATACCCTCACCACGGCGGTCACGGCCAAGCCAAAACAGGCCGTTGTCCATTTTGGCCACAGAGT